TCAACCAAAAGGTTTACAACTGAAACATTAGCGTCTGCCAATAGTTCGTTTGACATAACTGTAAGTCCTACCCATGTCTTTGCTACAAGTGCTACTTGTGCGAATACTGGGTCAGAAGCTGTACCTGCTGTTGCTTCTCCAGGGTATGAACCTGTTACTGATGAAGCTACTGTTGGTACATTAGTTGAATCACTTCCCATTGGGAATTTAGTTCCCATTTTAGAAATCAGTCCGAAATCTTCTACAACTCGATATACTTCTGATGTAAATTCTTCTGGTACTAGAAATCCTCCTGCTGAACCTGTTCCCTCNTTCAATGCNTTAAATGAAGCAAGTGCTGAAACATCTTTTGAGTAAATAGCTTTGATAAACTTAGCCATTTTTTCTTTTCCACCTAATCCTGAAATATCTTCTGCTTTTGCTGAAATTTTAGCAAACTTTTGGTCGATATTATCAAGTCCAAGTTCTTTCACTTGTGAATCTAGTTGTTCTTTAACAACTCCCACTGTAACTTCTTTCAGTAAATCTGAAAGTTGTTCTCGTGTCATTTCGATTTTATGCATATTGATAAATTAAATAAACTAATAATTATTTGATGTCTTTGAGTTCTGAAAGAATTTTGTCTTTTGCTCGATTTTCCCCTCGTAGTAAGAATTTTAAATCTTCAATAAGTGTCTTATCAACTAAAACAGAATTGCTTTTCTCATCGACATCGTCCTCCGTTGTAGCCACTCCTATTTCTAAGAGTTTTTCTATTTCAGAGAGTGCTGTCTTTAAAGAATCCCTTGTGGATTCAAGCATTTTCTTATTCTTGTTACTAATAACACGACCTGACTTCTGTACCACTTCTTCCTCCTCAACCACATCTTCAATAACTTCTTCAACAGGAGTCTCTACAACATCTTCTTCAAGTTCTTTTACAAGACAATCTTCAAGGCTTTTAACAAGTGATTCATCAAGTCCTTTGTAAGCAAGTCGTAGTGCTTCTTGATTAGCAGGTACAGGTACAACAGAAATTTCAAGCAATTCTGCTCGAGTAATAATGTTTCCGTTTCTTTCTTTTTGGATAAACCCAACTGAAAGAGTACTCAACATTCCGTCATCAACTAGTTGTTTTACTTGTTGTGCTTTTGGATTAGCTTTTTCACTTGCAAATTGAATCTTTATTTCTAAAGTTGTTTCAGTTTGTTTAATTTCAATTGCTTTTCCGATTGGAAGTTGTGAGTAATCGTGAGCAAATAATATAACAGGATTCTTTTTATAATTGTCTAACTCCCAACCTGACTGGTCAATACTGTCACCTTGTCTATCAACTGAAGATGTTGAAGCAATAAATTCGTATGTATCAACTTCAACAGACTTTTGGATATAACCTTTTAAAAATGTCTTATTCATAACTTTATTATATAGGAAGATATTTATATAGACAAAATCTCGTCCTCTAGTACTACAAAGTATTTTGCAATAGTTGCATTTACTTTACAATCATCACTTGAAAAAGCTTCTTTAATAAAATTAAATTCTCCGTCCTCTAGTTCAATAACATAATCCTTTGTGTTTAATGCTGTATCAATTTTAGACTGAATCTTTACATACAATCTTCTGAATTGACTTGATAAACCTTTTGCATAGCTTGATGTAATCGCAAAAGCAATATAATCTCGTGTAAGTTCTGCATTAGCATTTTCTATGTCCTTTTTTGTAGACTTTTCTTCAACAGGAAATTTGTAATCAATATTCAAATTTAATTTCTTCATTTTTTATTTTATTTATTATAATAATATTATTGTACTATTTATTTAAAATTAGACAAAACTAATTTGTTTTATTTTAAATATTTATGTAATACTTACCTAAGTGAAAAAACATAATAGATGTATAAAATGTAGGTCAAAGGTAAAAGATGATAATAACCTTTGCAGATTATGTTTAATCTATTCATCAAAAAAGAAACCAACTTGTAGAATGTGTCATGGTGTTCTTGATGTTCCCTCTTGGTCATTGTGTGAAGCGTGTGACGGTACAAGCATAGTAAATAAATTCAATTATTTAAAGAGAAGAGATACAACTCACACAAGAAAGTTAAATGTAATAAAAGTACCTTTAAGATATATGGACTTTAAAGAAGTAATCCGTTTATATACATTTGAACATGAAAGACATCTACTTGTTGATAGTGATACGCTTCTTTATGATGAGAATGTAATCATAGGATATAAAACTAATCCCAAAGTGAGTAATTAACTTTCTTGTTTATAAAGTCTTTTAGACTATATCCTAGAGTTAGTTCGAAATGTGGTTTATCTATAAAGTTTTTAAAATCTCCACCCCATTCATATCCTAACTTTTTAAATTCATACGCAATTATTTCCCAAGCGATTGCAGAACTTCTATATCCATTCTTTGTAGGGTATATATCTAAAGCTACTCCGTATTGATGTAGAGATTCACCTGCTTTTGCGTTAGTTACTTTTGGTCTTTGATTAAAGAGTTCTGTTTGTCTTTCAGGGCTTCTATATCCCTCAACAAGTCTAAATGGATACCCTTTTTTAGCACACCTCGCACCAATCACTACTAAATCTCTTTTAATTTTCGGTAGGAGGTCATTTATTTCAGGCTTTTTTTTTAGACTATCAACTATTTTTTGATACGCTTCAATCATTGATGATAATAAACTTGCTTTCTTTTTCCATACCTCGTTTATATGCTTGTAATATCCCTCTAGGTTCTGTGTATAAAAGAAATGATGTGTGTTATCTAATCCTGATACAAATGGAATGTGGAGGCTTCTAGGGGCTGATAAACCATGTCCTAACCCTATATCAAGTGATACAGCATGTCCTGCTAGTTCATGTTCAACAAATCGTTCAAAATAATGTCCGTCTTGTGAGCTTTTTGTATTCTCGTCAGTAGTTACATAAAAGTCTAACTTGTAATCTGTACCAGTGTTTGGATAGTAGTTTCCTACATACATACTATTTTTATCATAGGGAAATATAACACCAACAGCATGATAATCTTTTCTAAAAGGTTCTGTGATTTTCTTAATATCTTTTTCTAAAAAAACTCCACCAGTCAAAAGGAGTGTAGGTAAATCCATTATTTTATATTCAATCTTTACTTGTCCATAAATAGAACCAAGTCTATCTTTTCTTGAAAGATAAGTTTCTAGATTACTTATTCTCTTTTCCAGTGTTTTCCACTTCTTTGGGAGTATCAGTAAGGTTTTCAACATTTTGTGTAAATACTTTAGTTGCTTGTAATATTATTTCTGTTTCTGAGAGTTCAAATGCTCCTCGTCTTGTTGCTAATTGTACTGCTTTGATAAGTACTTCCACTGCATGTTCTTGTTCCATAATTATTTTTTATGTTAATACCATTATTATAGTATATTTTTTTTAGAAATGTATAGAGATTTTATTTATTATTGTTTTGTAAAAATTTTATCGCTTGTTGATTAAGCTCTATCTTTTCTTTCAAAATATTTCGCTCTAAGTTATTAGAATAAACAACCAAAGGAATAACAAAGAGAGTTACAATAATCCAACACCCAACTAATAGACTTCTCCACATTTCTATCTTAGTCATTCGGTGATTATGTGCAGTTGTTTGTAACAATATAAGCTCGAACTGACTTTTATTATTAGTAATAATTTCATCAATCTTCTTACTGATACTCATTACCTCTTTGTCTATTTCTCTGTTTGAATACTCTACTTCTTTCATACTACTCGTTTATCTTTGTGTTAAGTGCCTTAGAGATTTCTCCAAGTACAAGTCCTATCACCGAAGTTACTTCTGCACTGAACTCAAACAGTCCAATGTTGTCTGCTACAAAAGCAATTACAAAAGCGAGTGTCATCATTCCGATTCTCCATGCGAGTGACTTTGTTCTGTTTACTAAAATTGTTTGGTTTTTCTTTTTCATGTTATTTAATTGTTACTTTAATAAAAGGAATAATTGATTCTTTTGAAGCTTGTATTGCCATTTGTCTTGTTTGCTCTACTGCCCCATTTATCTCTTGTTGATACGCTGGTGCAAGGTATGTACTAAACAAATACTGTGGAAAGTCTGCAATAAGAAAGTCCTCCATTGATACAGGATTATCAATTGTTTTTCCCTCACCCTCTTGCCACACATGTTCTTGCCACCCTCTTGAGATAGCAACTCTTTTAAGTCCTTCTAGGTTTTCTGTTTCTAATGTTGCTGTAAATTTTTTCATATATTTATTGTTAATTATTAAGCTGTTGTCATTACTCTGAAATTTGTACCTCCTATGTTTATAGTTACATACCCGTCATTTGTGTAAGGCGCTCCTGCTGTTACTTTTGTTAAGTTAGGTGCTGTTACAACATGTCTTCTTATACCGTCAGAATTTGTTAATTGAAAAGTACTACTATATTCTACAGTTCCTACTTCTGGTACTGTTAGAAATGCCCCTGTTGTGAATTTTACAGGTGCTGTTCCTGCTGTGGCTGTACCTGCTTTTAAATGAACTGTTGCTGTTGGTGTTATTCCAAACCCTACATTTTTAGAAAAAACAAATCCTGCATTTGCTCCTATTGCATCAAATGTTGTAAGTCCAAAAGAGTTTGTTGTAGCGTTCCAATAATTATTTGCGTCAAAACCTGAACGAAATTGCTCACCTATTCCTGATATGATATGAAATTTTGACTGTGGATTTGTATGACCAATAGCAATTCCTACATTTTTCTTAATATAGATATCAATTCTACCTGCTACACCATTGTTACTTATAAGAATTACGTCATTTTCTATAGTTTCATAATTATCAAAATCACCAATTTGATACACACCAGTAAATGAGTTACGAATAAATCTACCAAAAGCCATACTGTCTGAACCAAAATTTTGAATGTCTTGACCTATTGATATATTTCTACTTGAAACACCTGCTCCTATAACTAAATATAATTTAAAGTTAACTGCTCCGTAAAAAGTTGCATTTAATGTAGTATTAAAAGTAACTGTTGTGTTACCACCTGAAAAAACTGATGATATTATTCGAAGATTTGTCTGAAAACCATTCGGAGTATTAACATTTACACGAGCGTCAGTTCTATATGTAGCTGTCAAATCAACACCATTAAATACCATAGCTGTATCACCTGCTGAAAAAGAATTAGGTATGTGAAAAGTTAGAGAACGAAATGCAGAAAATCCTCCTGCTATTACTTTACCTGCAAAAGAATCTAGAACATTTAACCCCATAGCAAATGAGCCATTACCTCCTGCTGTTGCGTGTCCTATTGCAACACTATCATTACCACTTGCAACGGCTCGTGTATTGATTGCAAGTTTTCTAACAGTATTTACTTGTGATGAACCGTCATGCAAAAAGAATTGAGCATTATTGATACCCAAGAAAAAGTTGTTTATGTTTATAGCTGTTGTGTAAGTTGTGTTGCCAGAAAATACTGTGTTACTGATAACAGTGAAAGTATCTACACCAAAGAAACTAATTTGTATATAATCTCCAGTTTTTAAAATAGCTCTAGAATCACCAGTAAATGTGAATGTGTTAGCTGTAATTGAGTTTCTTGTTATACCTGTAACAAGTGCATAACTAGCCATACCTTGTAGGTTATCTCCTGTATTTATTACTTGCCCAAAAGTGTTTATTCTATTAACTTCTGTTCCACCTGCTACTTGTGCAAGTGTATCTGCTAAAGGTGAATATGTACCAGTGTTTGTATCTCCTACAAATGAGTATGTAGGCAATCCTACAGTACCTAATGTGGGAGTTATTTGAGTTGCACCTGTGTAAGGAACATAAGCTGATAGGTCTACTGGTGCTCCACCTCCACCTCCTCCTGTTGAAGTTGAAATAAATGTAGTTACATATTTTTCTAGTCCTTTAATTGCTTTTGCGTCTAGTCTTTGACTTCCTGTTTTACTTTCAAGATAAGGAATAATATCTTTAAGATTTATTGTCTTTGATTCTACTGCCTTAATTGCTTCATACACATTTTGAAAAGTTGAATCAACTTCTTTTTTAATTGATTTTAATTTTCCATTTATAAGTGGAGTAACAAGTTCTTTAAAGATTGAATAATCAACAACACCATTATCTCCGTCCTTTCCTTTTAAATCTTCTTTACTAGGCATTAAAGCAAAAACATCAGATACAATGTCCTTTATGTCCTTTTCAGTAAAATAATCTTTACCCCTAAGTGGTAAATTGTCCTTTATGAAATTAAAAACAGTTTCCTCACTAGGATAATCTTTATCTTTTATAGGAGTAACTCCGTCATCTCCCTTATCTCCCTTGAAAATAACACCTTTGATTTCATTTTCTTCTAAGAAGTCTTTTGGTTTATCTGCGATTTCATTTCTAAGTCCAACAAGATAAGGAACTACCTCTTTTCTTAATAATTCTTTTAATTCTTTTTTATCCATAGTATTTAATCTTTAAAGATAGGATTAGTAGTACATCTACAGTTAACATGTTGTGGTGGTTGAGATACTCCTCCTGAAAAGTTAGCACCTAGTTTCTGAATCTCTCCGTCATTCCCTAGACATTCATCAGAAGTCACATCATCTAATATAGCAACCCATTCTACATCTTCAACACCTGCTTGTTTATATGCTTCAATTACCCCCTCATTAAGAGAAGCAGATACTTCTGTTCTTGTAATCATGTTTACTCTATAATCTTCTGCACCTTGATAGATGTTTGCGATTATATTCTTTATATCTTCTGTTCCTTTTCCGTCATTTACTGCGTCTTGTATTTGAGTGAGTAATGCTTCACGAGTTGTATCGTTGATAGATTCTGCAAAGAACTTAGCTCGTTCTTGAATAAACTTCAAAGCACTTACATCATTTAAATTAAATTCACCTCCTGTGACACTATCTGCAATATCTGCACCCTCTTGTAAGAACTGCCTAATAAAAGGAGTCATCAATGAAATACCTGCTGATACTGCTTTCTTTTCGTCAAATAACACATCATCAATCCCTTTGATTTTAAATTCCTTAGGTTTTAATCCTGCAAACTCCTCCTCTGCGTTCTTTAATACTTCTGCCTCTTGTGTTTTAAAGTATTTAATAAGTTCAGTTACAAGTTTCTTTTCGTTCTCATCAAATCTTTTTATCCAAATTTCTTTGAACATACTTTTCTGTGAAGCAGATAGTTTTCGTATCTTCATTTCTTTTTTAGGAAGTTTTGCTACAAAGTCATCAATAGTCTTATCTACAATACCCTTTTTAAGGCTCTTAGGGGCTTGTGGTAAAGGTTTAACACTGTCTTGGGGTACTTCACTAAATGTTCCATAAAAAGTATCACCATTGTCAGATTCAGTTAATCCCTCTGCTCGTCTTATGTCATTTCTTGTAAGCCATTTATTTACTCCGAGTGAGTATTGTTGAAGTTGAACTAGTCTATCTTGTGGTACAGGGTCTTTAAATGTAAAGATAAGGTTTTTATCATATTCAGGTAATAGATATTCATTCAACACAGTAATAAATCTTTGCATAAGAGGTTTAATAGTTCTTTTTGCAAATACATAATCAGAAGCCTCTGCGTTAGCCCTGTTTACATCATCAGTGATTCCAACTACTGTCTTTGGTACTCTAAAAATAGATAAAATCTCATCTCGTGAGAAAGTTCTTTGAGCGATAAAGTCCATATCCTTTTGTGTCTTAGATATATCTTGCCATTTAAGCCCTGATTCAAGTAATGCAGTTTTTCCTACATTCCCTGAACCTCTGTGTGTTTGTTCCCATTGTTCTTTAAGTCTTTTAAATTCTGAATCACCTAGTATTTGTTCAGTAGATAATACTCCGTCTGGTCGAGCAGAGTTTTTGAAGAAAGAATAGTTCCAGTTTCGTGCTTCGTTATCTGTTTCAATTGCCCATAATGCTGATTGAACAACTCCAACACCTGTATGTGGTCTTGGATAACCTCCGTTTGGATTAAAGTTTTTGAAGTGAATTATCTCATTTGCTTCAAATACTACTTCATTCCCTTTAGCTCCGTATACATATCCTTTAATATTTAATTGATTATCTTTATCAAGTAAGATAGTCATCTTTTCAGGAGATATAAAATAGATTTGTCTAATCTTTCCTGTTCCCTCATTATCTCTTGCAAGATACCAATACGCATTACCTGTCATATCAAGCATGGCTTGTGTGGCAAAAAACAACTCATACTTTGTTGAATTAGGGTTAACATCATTCAAAAGAGTAAGAATATCACTTGATACAACCTCCTCATCTGTATTTTTATTTCTTAATACAAGTTCAATACTTGCAACTTCTTCTGCTCGAGCATTTACACAAGCAAAAACCCAGTTCTTATATTCTTTTAAATATTCTCCGTCATTTTTTTGACTTGGTAGAGAGAACCTTACACCATTCATTATTGAACTTCCTAAACTTGGTAACTTTATTCCTTTTTCAACATTGTTAGTAAATAGTTTCTTGAATATATCCATATAAATAATTATACTGTTAATAATTAAAGTAGTCTAATGTTTGGTCTTTTAGAAGAATTTATTAAGTAAGTATAAATAGCATATCGCATAGCGTCACAGTTTTTTACTACCACACCATTTGCAAGAAAGAAACCACTACTTGTTACTGTTGAAAATACTTCTTCTTTTCCTAAGTGCTTTAGCTTTGCAATTATTGTGGCAGAATTTTCCAAACTTTGTTTTTGCAACATATTCTTTTTCACACTGGTCACAGTTCCTTGTGATTCTGTATCTATGCAAGTATATGACATTTTCTTTTCCAATTTCTGTTCTTCGCTTTTTACCCTCTGGAGTTTTAGACCATTCACTTGCTTTTGCAATAGTTTTTTTAATATTAGCTTTCCACTGTGGAAGCATATCGTGATAGTGTTTTTTATTGTGTTCGGTAGGTGATAGACATTCGAGATTATCCAAAGAGTTGTTAAGTGGATTGAAGTCTTTGTGGTGGATATGAAAGCCTTGAGGTATTTCACCATTATGTTTTTCCCATACATACCTGTGGAGGCGTTTAGTTTTACAGCCTGTAAGTTTCGTTGAAGAAGATGAAAAGTAGTTCCTAAGGTTAGCCCTCTCGGATTTCGGGTATCGTCTAAAGGTAACTCCGTCAATAATGATTTGTTCCATTTGCATATATAGTCATCATATCGCAAAGTGTCTAACTTCACAAATCCCCTTTGTGTTAAATAAGGGTGGTCTTTTGTCACTTTAGAACCCATAAACTCATACACATCTTCAAATCCTGTTGAAACCCTCCTAATAGTTTCTCCGATAGGTACTGTAATTATAGTATCTGCAGTGAAACAAGCGTCATCATTTATCTTAACAGGTTCATCAAGTATCTTTCCGTCTGTTGTTACTTTCCACGAATACGATTGGCTTTCTTTTATTAAATTTAAACTTCTTTTTGTAAAAAAAACCTTTTTACTTTTTACCTTATCAATTCCATTCTTAACATCTTTGTTAGACTTTTGTACATTGTAACCAGACCTTCGTATTTCCTCTATTCTGTTTTTATCTTCATTATCACAAAAGATATAACTTTCTTTACTTATACCGATAGTTTCAAGATTTTCAATGAGGACGCTGTTTACCCAACCTGACTTATATATTATTTCATCTACATAATAATCATCATCAACCTGCCTCACTTCTACCAGTGCAGTAGGGTGGTTAAATCCAAAGTCTAATCCAAAGAACCTTTCATTATATATTTCAGGCATTTCATCAACGAGTTGAATATGTGTATATATTCTCGCTGACGCTATTCCCATAAGACCAAGTCCATAGATACGCCACAGGTTAGGGTCTGCGTCTTTTAACCTTTCAATCTCTCTAATTGTTTCAGGGCTATTAAATGGATTTTCTTTATAACTTGAGTGAATAATAAATACATCATCTCTCGTCTTTATCTTCTCTTCAATCCAGTGGTATTCACCATGTGAAGGGTTATAGTCTAGGTATATCCGTTTTGTGGTACGAAGTGCAAGTTGCGTGAAGTCATTATAAGTCAATTCATTTGCCTCATTACAAAATAGATAGTTTCTTTTTCTACCCTTAACCTTTTCAAAATTGTCTACTGATATAAACTCTATTTCGCTGTCGCCTATCTTATAAGTAAGTTCCGTCTTGTTATGATTATTTGGATTATATAAATCATTTTTATTTAAAATTTCTAGGAAGTCACGATAGGCAGTTGCCTTGAGTGAAGGTAAAGTCTTTCGGACAACTGTAATGAGTATGTTTTCTTCTTCATACATCATTGTCAGTAATAATTGCATCATTGAATAAGTCTTGGAACTTCTTGAACTTCCTTCATTGATTACGATTCTTTCTTTCCTAACCTTTGTCTTCTGATATATCGGAGTTGCTTTGAGTTGCAGTTTCATTTGTTATAATAGTTACTTCAATACCAGTTATCTTTTCTCCGTCTGTCGTGTGGTCAAGTTCTTGTTTCGGTGAGAAGTCCTTAACTCTCCTTTCAAGCCACCTCCAAGAGTTCTCTTTTTTTAAGTCATCATCTAATTCTGATTCCTTTACGATTGCTTGTTTTACATTACTTATAGCGATAGCACTCACAACATTTTCCCAAGATGTCAAAAGTATTCCAAGTGAATCGTCTTGTTTTACAAAGTTGGATATTGTAGAGGGTGCAACACCTATGAAAGAACAAGCCTTGTTACGAGAAAAGCCTAACTCTAGATATGGCTTCATACCTTGAATGATATTTTTAATTTCTTCTTCTGTCCATTCTTTTCCTTTTGCCATTTGTTTTTTATTATATCCCCTATCCCCTAGTGTCTAGGTATCTCTTTTTCACTCCCCTGCCGATAATATCGACAAGTACGAGAGGGGAGGGGAGTTAGCAATAT